ATGTTATAGCAGGTTTAAAAATTTTAAATTTAAATTTGTTTAAACGTGTATCCATTTTAAAGTTTAAAACGCTCTAAAATCGTTTTTAAGCCCTGTTTATGAAAAATCGGTAAAGTTTATCAATCATCTTAAACAAAGCTTAAATTTGAGAAATTAGAGCGTTTTAGCAGGGTATTTTAAGCAAGCTTTACACTCACTTAATTTTTTCACTGTGGATAACTGTTTCAGCTTGTTGTTTTGCTTTCTTGGTTGCATCGTTAGAACCAAGCAAGTAACTCCATGCACTCACAATTACAAGAAGAACAACAACAAGAAAAACTTTGAGGGGTTTTGTTCCTTGAAGTAAGTGCATAGATTAAGCCTCTGAAACACTCGTAACAGAAACGATTTTTAGGACTGGTAAATCGTATCGGTGAGCAGCTGGTTTACTTGTTTTGCCATACCACATAAAGGCTTCAAAAGCCGAAACGTCATATACTGCAAAACAAACTTTATTTGACTGATTACCACCTAAGCAAATTAATTTACCAGTAGGTGTTTTACCAACAACGAAAGTTACATGGCCACCGCCCTCTCTTGATTTTACCGCAACACACCCATAACAAGGCTTGTCTAATTTGACTCCGCCTTCTTTGATGTATTCAAGTGCGGCATACCAGTTGAAAGGATAAAAGCCTGGTGGGGCCTTTGTTCCTGATTTATAAGTTTTGGAACGCGAGTTTACACTTCCTCTTTGAAATCCCGCCGTTTGGAGACAGTGCGCAACGAATGTTCCGCACCATGCAGTTTCATCGTCAAGCCAAGAGGACTTTAAGTCCTTCAGCCATTTGATGATTGTCTGGTTGTGTTTGGGGCCGGCGATTTCAGCCAACCCTATGTGACGGCGAGCCTCTGCGATCCACGGTAATTCTGGATTTGCACTCATTATTCAACTCCTTTGATTTTTCGCACAAACTTGGCTTCTAACAAACGAATGAACTCTGAACCCAAATGCCCAGCTAGACCTGTACAGATTGCTGTCATAAATCCGGCAACTTGGAATTGAGCGCACAACAACCAACACAAAAGACCGGCAAATCCACTCATTGATAAATGAATTGTTGCGCCGATAAATGTTGGTTTTTCACCCGCTTGAACTTTGCCCAAGTAGTTGACAATGCCTCCCCACATTGCCGTGATTGCAGCTAACAGGACGTGCCACCACTGGACTTGATCGGTGCCTGTGCTGAATGGGTCTGTCATAATCTTCACTCCTTGAAGTTGAGTGAATTATAAGCGGATTATTGATTATTTGTAAGTCAGTAGTGACTGAATATATTGCTATTTAAATTGATTTGTATTAATCATGAACTTATATTTTATTAAATTGAGTCAGTAAGTAGTGACTTATGAATTTATTCTGGTTAAAATCAAATCTCCGTAAAACTCATTCATGGATGAATATTGAGTATGAAAACTATCACTCGCGAGGAAGCGAATTTAACAACTTGGTTGCTTGGTCAAGTAAGTTTGGTTGAGAGTCAAACAGGACGAAAGGTTGAAAAGTTGGAATTAACATATGACGGCGTTACCGGCGAGAATGGCATCAATTTAATTCTCGAAGAGCAACCAACGGCTTCAGTCTAATTGCCCTAGAACGAAGCCAATAAAAAGCCCACATTGCGTGGGCTTTTTTATTATGAGTCACCGCCGTTTTGCTTGAGGTGATCTTCGAACTCTTGATCGTGTATTTTGTCGTAATTTACAGGATCGTACACACAACCAGTTAGAACGACCAACACAGCAAGAGCGGCAATCAATTTTTTCATTAAAACAGCTTTCCTTTTAACGCAAAAGATTTGCATTAATTATACCGAGAAGTTGTCATTTCTGGAAAAATAATTAAAGGCAAATAATTGTTATACCTAAATTATTTGCCGAAATGATCAAATCAGCGTGACAGCTTCTACTTCCTCTTTAGTGGTAGCTTCGGCGATCTTTAAGCGAGCCTTTCTGCCGAGTTCATGAAGTTTATTTACATGTTGAGCTAATGCCACTTGTAGGTTTTTTAACTGTTCAGAGTTTAGCAAAATGGTTGAGTTGTCTTTGGTTGTCCACTCCACTTCCAGTCCAAGCGCCGCAGCTGTAGCTATGCGACTTTGAGACGCGATGTCTGAGTCGAAAGTATGGCCATTAAACTCAAAACCACCAAATTCGAGTTGATTGCGCTGAAGCTTAATCTTGTTCCATTTTTCTTCTTTGACTTGATCGAGTGATCTTGGATCAGACCACTTCTTAGCTGTGTAATCAAATTCATGCACTTCACTAGGTTTTTCACCTATGCTTTCCCAACTTTCGGTTTCGAAGTTCCACCAGTCACTAGGACTGGTGGGTTGCTTCTCGGTATATTTCTTTCCTTGAGTGTTGAGTTCGAGTATTTCATTTGACCCCGTAAATGAGGCAATGCATTTACCCTCATCGGAAATGACATATCGAGTTCTCATTATTTTTTAACCTCCGTGATTAAAATAAGAGCGTTTGTAAACTCAATCTCGTTGTATCGACGCGCCATGTCCATTGCGTTATCCCGTCCCCAGTTGGTCGTTCTTCTGAGCGTTGCCTTGTAGACGTGTGTGCCAGCCGCAGGTCTGTCTAATGTCGTAAACATCGAACCAGCCATTGTGTTCATGGTGTATACGACAATATTGTAAAGAACATCATAAGAACCACCTTCTGTCCAAGATCTATCCTTGAATACTTCAGTGCTTTGAATCCACGGCAAGTTGAAGGTTTTAATCAAGGTGTCATCACGGTAAATATCTAGGTAGATTTGTGGGCTGGAATATTTATTCCAAGCGTACAAAAATGGCGAAACATCAATTTTCACAAAGTTTGTACCCGAAGTGACTACCGTAACCTGACAGGCATCAAAGGTTGAACTACTAGGCGTTAAGATCTTGCTGGCTTGTGTATTTTCAGCAACAGTTGCCACCGTAATTGCATTGTCTTTGATTTTGATCGTATCGACCGTTAAATCGGCAATTTTGGCGTTTGTGATAGCCGCATCTTTGATTTTTGCGGTATCAATTGCCGCATCAGCAATTTTTGCAGTAGTAATTGCTGCATCTTGGATGTGCGCGCTCTTGATAGATGCCGTAGCAATGTATGCGGTATCAATCCAAGTACCCGGCGGGTAAGTCACACCATTAACGGTTGTGTTGGTTGTTGTGACCAGGAATGGCTTTTTGCCACCACTTGGAGGGCCAATGTAGAAGTTGTCTGCATTGACGCCAAAAGTGGAAGTCACTTTACCATTAACTAGGTCAGAGATTAAGCCATAGCCTGACATTACACCGTTATTGTCAATCGTAATCGTCTTGATGTTTCTAATGCCATCAATTGATTTTGACTGCTCAGAGATAGCACTTGTGTTTCCACCGACAGCAGTTTGTAAACTAACAATATTGCTGGCTTGAGTTGAAACTTTGCCATCAATGGTTGAAACTTTGGCGTCTAACGTATTTACCGCCGATGCTTCAGCTTTATTGGCAAGCCCGTCGCTAAGGGTTTTGATGTCCTGAGTCCATGAGCCCCAAGTTGATGTACTGGTGCTACGGCGTTCAGCAGTAAGTTTCGAATCTGTACCTCGTGCAATCTGGATGATCGGACCACCAGATGCGTCAGTCCAATAAACGTATGTTTCAAGGGAGACATATGTACCCATGCCAGTCAAACCTAGCACAGAGGCTTGCTTGAACTCGCGAACGATACGCAATGGATAGTTTGACCAATACCACGATGGAGGCTGATTAGTAGATCGAGTATCGGATACTGCAACATCCTTTAATAAGCCATTCACAGATGCATTCAGCGAAGTAATACTTGAGCCTTGAGAGGTAATTGCACCTTCGGTTGTAGTTACGCGGTTGGCGAGGTTTGTTAGAGCCGAACTATCTGCTTTTGTTGCTAACGTGCCGTTAATATTGGTGATGCTATTGTTTAGCGAGGTAATACTACTGCTATGTGAAGCAATATCCTTACCTTGCTGACTTACTGTATTAGTAAGATTTGCGATAGCAGCGGCATTTGCATTGCTATCAGGGATATAATCATATGGGCTTGGAATCCAAGCATCAGTCGTGAGTACATCGCCTTTTACAAGCACCGCCCAATAAACCGTACCAACGCTACCCTTGTCGGCTGTCGGACGGTTGAGCATGTAGAAGTGGATAATTGGGCCAGAGGCAACTGCGCTGTTTTTAACAAAGGTAACTTTGCTGACAACCTTACCATTCGTATTTACTACGGCTTGCAGATGTTGTGAGCCACCACCTGCGTATACAGCAAGTGATGAGTTTGTATCGCCAGTCCCTCGTTTATGTTCAGCACACCAAATTAAAGTATATGTAGCCCCAACTTCCCAATCTTCACCGAGTTTGTATGTATGGTGTGGGTATGAGACACCATCATAAGTGCCAACTACATTGGATTTGATGAGAAGGTTTGTGCCCGCCTTTCCACTAACCGCTAGGGAATTAGTCAATGAGGTAATTGAATTACCTTGGCTTGTGATATTCCCCTCCGCAGTGGTTACTCGATTAGAGAGCGAATTTAAGGCTGTCGCATCTGCCTTCTGGGCGAGGGTGGCATTGATGTTTGTAACGCTATTGTTGAGCGTAACGATATTATTTGATGCCGAAGTTAAACGACCGTCGATGTTTGTAACTTTTGAAGTTAAATCAGTTACGGCGGACGAGGTTGCTTGCAAGTCGGTTGCTAACTTCTTATTACCTGTAATGTTACGTACTTGAATGTTCGTAACATGCCATTGCTGCCCCGCTGCTTCTGACGCAGCAATACTTACTTGAAGCCAAGGTCGAATATCAACCATGCCATTTGGCACAGTGAAATAACCTTCCACCATACCCCAAGCATTTTTGTCCGTAGACTTAATGGCAACGCTATACCAAGTGTAAGTGCCTGCGCTGTTCCGAGTATTGAAACCAAGCACGGCAGAAGCGGTTGCTGATGTATTTGGCGTCGCAAACCAAGCCGAAACATAGAACATGTCGCCAACATTACATTTGACGAAAGGACCGTAATAACTATCACGGTTATTCAGTCTTAATGCTTTTGCAGAAGGCGGGTTAGGCGCTGCGTCAGTCGCATCAACAATTACGCCAGATGTCCAATCGCTTTTCGGGTCTACGAAATCAGGATTAAGAACAAGATTCGATAAATCATTGTTAGTAATCTTGTTGGTTAAGGTGGTAATAGAATTACTGTGAGAAGTAATTGTATCGCCCTGTTGAGACACAGTATTTGTCAGATTACTAATTGCAGAAGCAGTGGCATTAAGCGTTGTTGAAATGTCTAATAAAGACGGCTCAATGATTGCAGAAATGCCATTAGATGCGAGGTCTGCCTCAGCCATGAAACTAGCTGACCAACCATCGGCCCAACTATCTGGTGGAGTTGTGTAGCCAATTTCAGCGTCGATATTGAATTTTGGATATTGCCAGTAAGCGCCTGGTGCCTGAGAAGTTAAAATAACGACTACTGTGCCATTTCGGACACCCATGCGAACTCGAATTGGCATGGTGCCCGAATTTACCACTCCATGTTGAAGCAGAGAGGTGCCCGAATATGCATAGCCCCCAATGTTCAGATTAATTTCATTCTTAGCGGCCAAGTAGTTATAGCCAGTAAGTGAAAGTCGGAACATTTTATTTGTGAAGGTAATTGGCGTTTGGATTACGATATTGCCAGTTAGATTTGCGCTGTTTTGCTGCCATACAAGAACGCCTCTAAATAACTTAGCTGCGCCAGTACCGCCCTGAATCTTAGGCAATGCAGCGTTCGCTGTATTGGTTGTAACCGTTAAGCTGTTACTTAAATTAGTAATCGCATTACTTTGATTGGTTAAACCATTTTCAGCAGCCGTCATTCTCGTTGAAAGACCGCTTAGAGCCGAGTTTGCCGCTGAGATATTCCCTTCTGCTGCACTCATACGAGAGTTAAGCGAAGTGATTGAATTTGTTGCTGTCGTTAAGCGTCCATCAACTTCTGATACTTTGGTATCAAGAGCGCTAATCGCTGATGCATTTGCATCATTGCCAACAATTGCCTCTGCATCTTCCAGAATTAGGTAATCAAGCTCAACAATGCCCGTTTGCGCCGAATAGTTTGCAATAAACATCGGCGTGATGAAGCCTGCTTGTTGTGAAACAGTACGTGGGCTTGTTTTTGAGCCTGAACCCGATGCTGCTCCTGCTGATCGACCTTTGATATACGCAACGATTTCTTGCCATTCATCGATCGCAGGTGCGTGCGCATTAACAACATAGTTAGAAGACCCCATATCGCCCGATAATGCGTTGGCTGTTGTTACGTATAGTGCCTTGTCTGGGGTTTTCTGAGAGACACCGAGGTAAATTGTGCCTGTTCCGGCACGACGGCGATACCGCGCACGAAGTCGATATGTCTTAGTTGCATCAAAAGGAATGAAGTTATTCGGATGCATCCAAACAATATCATTGCCAGCATTATTTCCAAGTTGAATAACACGACCCGCTTGGCCATCCGCTTGTGCAACAATTGAGTATTCGCCTGACGTATTAAAGAATGTCCAATCGCCCTGTGCATTACCCGCATTCATTGAAATGCTTGAAGTAGCGTTGCTTAAAGTTGAACTTAAAGCTGTAATGGCATTGGTATTTGACGTTACTTTGCCATCGACATTCGTAACTTTCGTGTCGAGGTTTTGAAGCGCAGAAGCATCAGCCTTTTTGTTTAAATTGCCTTCTGTGGTCGTCATGCGACTTTCGAGGCTAGTGACGCGTCCCGCAGTCGCGGCGTTTTGGCTAGTGGCTGTGTTGAATAAATCAGTCGCCTTGGCTTGCGTTGAAAGAATCATTCCGGTTGGGTCGCTACCTGCAATCCAAGCCGAAGGGGTTGTGTTGTTGCCAACTTGCCGTTCAAGCATCATTCTTTCGATATTGATAACTTGTCCCGCAGGTTTGCCTGTAGGGTTTCCGATTAACAGCATACATGCAGCGGCACCACCAGCGGGCACCGTGAACACCCCGCTATAGCGGGTTAATGTTGCGGTAATATTAAAGCGCAGGCGTGTACTATCTACATTGTAGAGTTGCCACTCAATAGCATGCGGTGGTGTCCCGCCAACAGTTTTGGCAACAAAACTAAAAATGTATGTACCTTCTGTTAGCCACTGTCGCGGAACTTGGCCGCCACCAATGTTGAAGTAAGTGCCGCTAGTGGTGTTGGCAGGCATCGTGAATTGGAACGCACGCACATTCACCGTATCTGGTGATTGAATAACTTCAAATGGAAGACCTGAAATCCAATTTGGCTTTTCGATTGGGTTGGAAATTTCAGGGCCGAGCAAGTTCACGCCTTGATTTGGAATTCCCTCAAAGCTGCTTTGCAACGCTGTTAATGCAGAAGAGTTAGATGTAACTTTGCCGTCGATTAGTGTTACTTTTGAATCAAGCGACTGTAATGCGCTCGCATCCGCTTTACTCGAAAGTGCGCCGTTGATGCTTGAAATGCTGTTATTTAGTTGAGTAATAGAATTACTATGGGAAGTAATGGTATTACCCTGCTGGCTGACAGTGTTTGACAGGGTGTTAATCGCATTCGCATTGGCTGCAATAGCATCGCTATAAGCTTTTGGAATGGTGTCGTTTACAGCCGTTACATCAAATACTTCGTATGAAGCAAGAATCACAAAGACTGGATTATCAACCGTTGGTACTGGCGGGTTAGTACCGGCAATTACGCGGAAATGACCTTGAATAGTAGAGCCACTTAAATCAGCCCCACCTTGTACGACAGAGTAGTACGTTTCAAATTTGCCAGTTCCTAGATCATTACCCAAGATTCGGATGTATCCACCCGTACCCGTAGCATTACCGATGGCTTGTAATTTTGTACCCACTGGCATCTTAATAATTTGTTTAATTAAGAAGGTTTTATTTGCAGTGAGTACAAGCGTAGGTGCAGTTGGATACCAACCACCACCCAACGCTTGAGTTGCTTTGATCAACATTTCATGGGTTGAGCCAGTTGGGTTGTCTGTTGACTTAGTTTGCTTAACCCATGAAGTTCCCGCAGGGAAACTGTATGCAGATAAACCACCAGCAGAGGTCGTTTTGAAAGTTGGATCGTCGCGTAGAGGCTTGCCAAGAGATAACAGTCGCGCCAGAACGTTTACGTCGTTCAAGTTACTGTTTGTTAGATCAAGGCTATTGCTAAGCGAAGTAATCTGCCCGCTTTGACTTGAAATCTTGCCCTCGGCTGTTTCCACTCGGCTAGTTAAGTTATTGACCGCGCTTGAATCGGCTTTGTTTGCCAGTGTTCCATTGATTGAGGTGACGCTATTTTGTAGCGATGCAATTGAATCACTTTGATTGGTGATCTTGCCCTCAGCGGTTGCCATGCGTGTCGAAAGTCCACCAACCGCAGTATTTGTGCTGTTGATATTTCCTTCGGCTGTAGACATGCGCGAATTTAGTGACGTAATCGAATCTGTAGCAGTGGTTAGCCGACCATCGATATTGTCAACTTTTGTTTGGGTCGTTTGAATTGCAGAAGCATTGGCGTCAATTGCAGCCTTTGTATCACGAGGGCTTGGACTCCAAGCGGTAGCCTTTGTGCCCGCTTCAATTTGTAATTTACGAATCGTCGGGATACGGCCAGTTCCATACGTTCCATAGAACTCAATTGTCGAAACAGTTGTACTTGCCGTATGCGCTTTTGGACTAACTGTTACTGAATATTTGGCAAATTGATTTACGATAATTGCATTAACGGAAGTAACGAATTGGTGAGCAGAACCATTTGACGAATAAACTTGAACCGGTCCAGCCACAGGAACGCTCATTTCAAACGAAATCGTGATTGGCTTCTCAAGGTTTTCGTCATAGAACGCTTTTAATTCGGCGCTACGTTCATACAGTAAATATTCGCGATTCGTTGCGGCAGTTGAAGTGCGAGGAGCTTCGGAGTTCGCAACAACGTTTACACCACCAATCGTCAATTGACTGTTGAACTTGTCGATTGCGCCAGAGGCGGCAGAATCAGCCTCAGTTTTTGTGTAGTAGTTGTTTAATGCAGACGCGTCAGCTTTAGTTGAAAGCCCCTTCTCAATGCTGGAAACACTGCCCTGAAGCGAGGTAACGGCATTGGCAGTACTTGTTACTCGACCATCAATTTCTGATACTTTTGAATCCAAAGAATTGAGAGCGCTTGAGTCAGCTTTGGTTGAAACGGCTTTGTTGGTAGATGCTAGATCGTTTTGAAGAGAGACAATTGACGACCCTTGTGATGAAATTTGCCCCTCAGCATTAGAAACGCGAGTTGTTAATGCATTTAAAGCCGTAGCATCCGCTTTGTTTGAAAGGGTTCCATTAATCGTATTAATGCTGTTGTTTAGTTGCGTGATCGAATTGCCCTGAGATGTAATTTTCCCCTCGTCGTTCGAAACGCGTGTAGTTAGGTTGTTGATTGCTACAGCGTTTGTATCTAAGGCATTCTTAATCGCATTTAGATCAGCAGGACCCGCCGTCCACGTAGAAGCAGGCTTTTCGGAACCGACAGACTCTTCTAGCATCAACATATCGATGAGGTATTCGCCGGCAGAAGGCCCCGAAGGGTTGCCTACAACATAGACGGTTGCGCCGATTGTGTTTGCAGGTGAGTTGACTGGTTTAAAGGAATAACGTTGACCGTTAGCGTTTGGAGCAACGTAAGAATCTGTTTGACCTTGTGGAAAAATGATTCCGGCATTTGTTGTGATGTTTCCAGTGCTAGGGTCACGAATAAACCACATGATGTTGAAACGGAATGATGGAACGGCCGTTGATAAAGCCTTCAACCAAGCGCTAAATGTATAAGCGCGCCCCGCCTCAACTTGCATCGCCATTTGTGATGGCGCTAGAGCGGCCTGAGCGGTGCCGAAATACACATAATGAGCCGCCGCCGTGAATGACACTTTGTAAGCCTTACCGTTTCGACGTAACGCAGAGTCCACTAAAGCTACGGTACGACCTGCTCCACCTAGAGCTGGAAGTTCTTGTGGGTCCGAGAAGGGCGCAACAATGTTATTAATGCCTTTTCCGCTGCTTAATTCTGATTTAAGAGCTGTAACGGAGTTTGCGGCAGCGTTAGCCTTGTCTACCGCTGTACTTGCGGTTTGTTGAGCTGTAGCAGCAGAATTAATCGCTTCGGCGGTTTTGCCCTCGTTTGTGGTCAAACGGGAATCAAGCGACGTGATTTTCTGAGCATTGGCATCTGTATTCGTGGCGTTCGTTGTGATCTGCTCTTGCAAGCTAGATAACGAGCCTTTAGTGCTTGATTTGAACGTCTCAATGTTGCTTAACAACGCAGCGTCTTCTGACTTGCGTTGAGTTGTTTCTGTCGTGAGACCGTCTTTCAGATTAGAAATTGCCACTGTGCGTGCATCTGCTTCATCGGCGATTTTTTGGTTCAACTGATTTGTTGAGGTTGTTAAATCGCTGGCAACTTTTGACGCTGCGGACGCTGCATTATTCGCGGTTGTTTGTGCGTTCGTTGCGGCTGTATTGGCTTTCGCTGCCGCTGTAGAAGCGCTGTTCGCCATCGTTTGCGCAGTAGTTGCAGCTGAAGTGGCCTTATCTGCTGTGTCTTTGGCTTGGTTTGATGCGGCAACGGCTTGATCTGCGGCGGTCTTAGCGGCATTTGCTTGGTTTTGAGCGGTCGCGGCAGTGCTTTGAGCCTCTTTGGCTACGTTTTGCGCTAAATTTGCCGTGTTCTTAGCGGTAGCCGCTGCATCTTTTGCGGCATTGGCTACGTTTTGCGCTGCCGACGCTGCGCCTTGAGCTGCTGACGCTGCATCTTTTGCGGCATTGGCAGTTTGCTCAGAGGTATCAATTTTTTCCTGTAAGGCAGTATCTAAAACGCTTTCGTCAATATGCCCAGAAATAACTTCAAGTACTTTATCCGGGTCAATATCTGGTGCAGCCGATACAACATCAGACCATTCGCCAGAGATTCCGAATTTGTCCACTAAGCGAGCGCGGAACCAACGCGTATCACTCAGGTTTAAACCTGTCACTTGGTGGGCTTTCATTGGGTCTGGATATGTGCCTAGTAGAGCAAAGTTAGCTTCTAATGAGTTGTCTAGGCTCATTTGAATCTCTACGTGATCAACGCCTTTGGTGCCCGGCGCGTATTCCCATGCAAGGTCAATGGCAAACATTGCAGGCGTAGCTTTAAATAAGCCTAGTTTTGGCAATACCGAAGCTTGGCCATTAACTTTTGTAGGAATAGAGTAGGTTGCTGGTGAACGGCTGCCAGTGGACGAAATAGCTACTACTTGAGCCACATATTCACCCTCGTAGACATTCTCAATCTCTACGCTTAATCCTTTTGTAATTGGAAGTGTGAACCAGTTACCTTCGGTTTTCTTATACTTAACTTCGTAAGAAACAGCGTTCGGCACTTGCTCCCAATTGATCGACATGTTTCGAACCGTAATACCCTGTTCGATACGTGCTTCTTCAATGATTTCAACATTCTTTGTCGCCTCAATGAGTGACGGCGAAATGATTGTCACATTCGGACTATCAAGCTGAATGTTGCTTTCGATGAAGTCGAATTTGCTTGGGTTGTGAGCGATTGTAGTGATCGTGTAAGTTCCCGGAGCATCCTCGCTGTCACCAATGGCAACTACACGCGCAAGTTGAGGCTCTAACTCTGGAGACTTAACAATCCAAACGGCGTTATCCGTTGGCAATGTAGAAAGCGCAGTATCCCAGTTGATAACCGAGTTGCCTGTTGCTAAGTCAGTGCCAATGGTCTTGATGTTACGTTCGACAAAATCACCACTCGCCAAGCGCAACATGATTGATGAGTTTTCGTTGAGAATAATTTCAGAATCGAGAGTTGCTGAAGTTGCAGTTGCGCCAATTAAACGACCGCCCATTCGTTTGCCTGAGCGATTAGGGTCTGCAATCTGTACAACGTCACCCGGAAGCACAAAGGAAGAATCAACACCAACTTTGAAGGAAATGGTGCGTGACTGGTTACGCTCTGTATAAAGCAACCATTTACCGATACGATGCGCCTGACCGCGTGATGTACAGCCGAATGATGTAATTTCAGCTTTACGCACGCCGTAACGTTGAATGAGTTCAGGGTCTTCAACATATTCAACGGCGCGTTGATAGTTGCGTTCAGGGTCGTTCCAAGTAATCAAAGCAACTGAATGCATGTCTTTTCGAGACGCGCCCGAATAAACAAACTCACCATTAACAACGTTTGAGGCGTTGTAAAGCATGGTCGGCTGAGTTGGCATGTCGCACATGTAGCCAAATTGAGAGCCAGACCAGTAGGCCATGCCGTTGAATACGGAAGTGATGTCGCTAATTAATTGATAAGCATCTGAAATGCTATTGATTACGGTATTTAATGTGAAACGTGGTTCCTTTCCGCCAAAACCATCATCGACCATTTCGTCACAATATTGACCAATCACATATAAGCGAGCAGGGTTTGCATATGCAGGGTCAACAAATTGACCTAAGCCATAACGCTCGTTGGTAATAACGTCGTAAAGAATCCATGCAGGGTTATCGCTTGGAGCGAGTTTGAAAGTGCCGTTCCAAGTACCTTCGTATTTACGCGTTTTGTAGTCATAGTTAGACGGAACGCGAATGAGTAAACCGTCAACTAAGTAAGAACGGGTTGGAATGCTTTGAAATTGTTCTGACGAAATACTCAATCCAAAAACGGCTGAGTTTGGATAAGACAAACGCGAACCGATAATTACCGAATAACTATCAAGGTAAATATCGTTTGAAGTTGATGATTCATTACTCTCAGGACTTACGCGCTCAATCTTGATCGTCCACATTGTTACGCGTGTGCCGTCTTCCGTTTGTTTTGGAAGCGCATACTCGTATTGACGCTGATAACGCGAGCGTGTCTTACCTGTGATTTTGCCTTTGCCGATCTCAACAAAATGACTGTTATTCAGCGAGATAGAGAATTTGTACTCGACTGATGAGCCAACAATGTCGCCACGACTGGTTGTACTGATCAAAGATGGTGTAGAGATAATTACACGCGCTCTATCTGCATTTGGGTCTGTAATTGAGAAAGTTGCAGGAGAATCGCGGGTAATAAGCTGCCCAACCGAAGTAGAAGACTCAACAGTGTCGAAACCTTCACCTAAAGATGGCTGGTCTTGGGTTCCTTTAAGCATGGCCCAAGTTACGTTTTGGAAGTTGTACTCCCCTGCCGCGTTCACCAAAGGCGTATCGTTAAGGAAGATTGACTTAGGGCTGTCATCTACCAAGCCACCAATTTGCCCCTCACCGAGCAAATCAATCAAAGACAGGAACGATTTCGATTCAAGATCGTCGTCTGATTCACTGCCCCCTTTGCCACCACCGCCACCGCCTGCGCCTGCGATGACTTTAGGGGCCTTATGTACATCTTTAATAGCTTGATTAATAGTTTGTAGGTTGGTTACTGCTTCCATGCAAAAACCCTTTTACTTGATTCGTTTGAGTGGTTGTAAAAGCTGACAATTCGTTGACAGTCATGCGTACGGAAATAGGCGAAGCACCCGTTTTGATTCGTCCGTAAATCAAAGGAACGGGGTCGCCTTGCTGCACCGTATTGGTGGCGCCTTGAAAGTAATGAGAGGTTCTGGTTGAGCCAGTTTTGACCTTCGGAGCTAGAAGCTCACTTACCCCGCTCATAACAAGCGCAAGTCCGGCTTGGAACGCCATTGGGCCAAGCCAGTAGGAAGCGACCATCAAAACCACACCGGCGATGATTTTTCCCCACTTACCTGAACCCGTAACGACAGGAGCGAAGTGAACGGATTGAATGTTGTTTGCCGAGAGCAAAGTGTCTTTCGTCAAAAATTCCTTTTTGCCGTTCTTGAAGATGCAAAACACTCGGTAGTTTTTGTACTTTTGAAGATTTGCTCGCATCCAATGAAACAAACGTCCTGTGTTTGCATCAATGAGAGCTAATGCTTCGCGTGGAGTTTTGATAGCTAGGTTCCATTCCTTGCCAAACTCCTTGCCCATTGGGCCATGAAGATGAACGCTAACTAGCATTTACGTGTCTCAATCGTCTGATGGTGTGCTTTTCCCAATAGCCGCCGTAGGTATCAATGGTTGATAAGCGACCTTGAACGTGATGAAGAAATTGATTGTTTCCAATGTAGACGCCGACATGGTTTGCGTGACCGCTGGCGTCCGTTTGAAACATCAAAACATCGCCCTTTTGAAGCTCTCCTTCGATTTCGAAAAGACCTTCATTGGCGAAGTGGGTGTCGAAAAAATTTGTCTCATCCTTGAGCCAAAAGTTTTCAAGTCGTGGATAGTTGTTGCTGATCTCAATGTTTAATTCGCGTTTAAGGTAATCAACAACGAGTGACCAGCAATCAAACGTGCCGTACACATATGGACGACCAACGTAAGGTTGTTGGTATCCAGTCGGCTCAAAGTAAATAAGATCGGAAAATTCAAAGCAGTCTGAGCGCTTATAAATGCCCATCAAGAACCACGGCAATTCACTTTCTTCGCACGCAGCTAAATCTGCTGGTGTTGGTCGTGCCGGCTCTTCAACATGGGTATGCCAAACGCCTAAAAGCTCACCTTCTTGCTCCGCTTCAGCCCAAGCGCCGGGATTCATTAAGAAGTTAGTGCGTTTGTTGTGTGCTTCATTTTGCTTTTCGATAACGAGAGTCTTCTTGCCCACCCCCACAATGAAGCCGCAAGCTTCGTATGGGTAACGAAGCTCAGCAATTTCACGGATTCGGGCAGCAACAGACTGACGAGCTTTAGGATTAATCGTCGCCACGTTGAACCCCCGGCATTCCACCAAACGTCAAAACAACATCACTACCTTGTCGGGCTTTGCAGGACGTAAACCGCTTTGGGCAACAGTCCTTATTGATGTCGTTTGTAGGCTGGTCAAACTCGTCGTAATAGCCACCTGAGTAGCCACATTCAGGGCCTCGATACCGCCATGCGCATGAGTTCTTTAGAACTTGTCGATAAGGCAGTTTGATGCCGTCGAAATCAAATGCTGAAGCCAGCTCCCATTCGATGACATCTTTGGTTTCGGTAGCTTTACGATCAACCAGCCACATTTCGTCTGGTAAATGTTGGTCGGGGTTCTCTTCTGGATTGCCGTTGCGGAAATTGACAGCATCAAGATAGCGAGCAAAAGTTCGTTTGCGAGTGATTCGAGCGCCCACCAGATCGTCCATTTGGATGACCATAGCCGAGAACAAACCGCCCACATTGGCAATTTTTAGCTTAGGGCGTGGCAAAGTGCCTTGAGCTGTCTTGTCAAAACCGCTGCTTTCGATTGGCATAGGCTTGTAATTCAAGCCTTGCCAAACGATGTCTTGATAGCCCTGCGCGATTCCTGAGTGGAAACGCATAATTGAGCCGTTTTCAAACATTGTGGTGTCGATTACAAACAACTCCACCAAAGCTGACGGAGAAAGCGATTGAATCTCCGTCTGAATGTTTACAACTGGAATGTTCACGAGTGTCCTTACTCAAATACCTGTTCGAATACCCCCGTTATCTGAAGTACTCCGAACCCGACTTGTTTACTTTTCCAAGACCGGCAGACGTATCGTCCTAATTCGCCTTCTGGATCAACCCACTCAAACGCCTTAACTGCTCCATGCTGTTTAAGGAAAGCCCGAATTTTTCGGTACTCGTCTAAGTTCTTCGTGAACGTGACAGTCCATTTATTCGGTTGGGAGTTAATTCCTGTTGCCAGTCTTGCTTCATATCCATCGCCAAATTTCGTGACTGTAACGAGCGGGGTTTCATCCCGCTCACAGCCTAAATCTGGACTCCATTCAAATTTTAGCATAGTAAGTCAGTCCTGACTGATTTTTTTGATTGATTTTTACTGGTTTGTTGAACGCAACATACCGCCTGGTCGTTTTTGCTTCACGATCTCTTCCTGAACTAATGACTTGACTCTGTTAGACAAGTCTTTCCAGTTGGATTCGTTGTCTCCGCCTTTTGAGCTTTCTGTTGTTGTATCTCCATTGTTGTTGACTTCAATGTTGATGCTTACAACCGTGCCCCCACCAACTGGCGCGCCTCCGTTTAGAGCAACCCCTAAACGTCCTGAAGAATCACGTTGCAATGGCATGACCGCTTCTGGCCCAGCTTCTCCCATTACGCCGTTTGCAAATCCGCCGCCTTTGGCAAACTTGAAGTAGGTTGGTGAATCGTAAATCCCATTGGTAAATGCCCCGCCGTTAGCAAAAGCATGTGTACCAGCGCCAAAAGCGCCACCGTTAGCAAAGAAAGAGGAAGCGATAGATGCAGCCGCACCAATCCAGCCACCAGCACCTCCCATACCTCCGCCAGCTCCACCGCCACCGCTAAACAAACCACTAATGGCACTTGCTAGGCTGCTAAAAATTCCACCACCGCCAGCGCCTCCACCGAACAAGCTGCTAAATGCACTGCCGATAGAACTCATTAAGCCACTGCCGTTGCTGAATAAATTAGAGAAGCCCGACTTGATTGTTGAGAAGATGCCGCCACCCGCTCCCTGTCCGAAGATGTCCATGAAGCCAGATTTGATCTGCGCAAACAGACCACCAAGCACTCCACCTTCTGCGCCTTCTAGCGAACCCCCAACGCTTTTATCCATCAATCCGCCGTTGAGGAAGCTAGGTAAGTTAGGGTCCATACCGGCACCACCTTCAAACCCGCCGGCTAGATGGTCAAGGAAGCCACCAGAACCATTGACATAATCAATAGCCCCAACATTTTCAGGCCCTAGTACTGCGCTTGCGAAGGTTGTTAGGTCTTCACCACCAACTGATGATGCAACACCACCAATGACACTAGAAATGCTTTGGCCACGGAGTGCTGCTGTGAGGTTTTGAATTGCTGCGGTGTTGGCATTTACCGCGATTGTGTTAGAAGCCTCCGCCGAGTCTGCTGAAGAGTCACTTGACGCCACCCCAGTCAAACCACGGATTTTGTTTAGCCACTTTCCAACAAATCCACTTTCATCAACGGCCTCGCCTTTGAGTAAGGATTTGCCCATTGAGTAAAGGTCGGTATTAGCGCCATCACCAAGCGCGCGTTTAGACATGTCTTGCCACACGTAGCGGAAAGCGCCTTGTGAAATTTTAGATGCGCTCTCAGACAAGATGCCGCTTAGGGAGACGTCATCGCCTTTCAGGAACTTATTAAAAATGCCATCCGACATTTCAACGCCAAGATCTGAAATGGTTTGACGATATGTGGTTTCGTAATCCCGCCATTTGATCATTGCCTGATCATAGGTGGACATTAGCTCACGGCGGCGCTTTTCCTCTTGAATGCGGTAAAACTCTGAAAACTCTTCTTCAAAGTCTTTGCGTGTCTGCAATAACTTCGCATACAAGTCCTCTTGTTCTTGAGTGCGTTGCTGTACGGCGTCTAAAGAGGCGATCTGCTCGTCAAGTTGAGATTGAATCAACTTGTATGGCTTGATCAGGTCGTCATACTTTTTATTTACCGCTTGTTGGTTTCGCGCGTATTCATTGTCGACAAATACAGATGAATCTTCGGAGTTTGAGTTTTTCGCCTTTTTCGCGTAACCCAAATAATCTGAAGCTGTTTGCATTGCGATAGATGCATTTTTATTTGAAACGTAATTAGGGTCGCCGTATGCGAACGGATTCTTCGCTTCAAATCGCGCAAATTCACGACGTAATGCAGCCAAAGCATCACTTTGATTGTCTATGTCATTTGTTGCATCTTCGAGTGAGTCTTTGAAGTTCTCATTTGCATTTGCTGATTTAGAAACCGCAAATTGAACCGACTTATGCATGTCTTCAAGCTGACGAACTTGAGCCATGTTTTTGAGAATCTGCTCAACTGAAATACCTGTTTTTGGATCTACGGCGTTCCAGTCAATATCCTCTTGCTTCCATACGCGCCCTTTTTGGTAGCTGCGGTTAGCAAATGGGCGATTCTTAGGGTTTCTGCCATCGTCAAAGTTGCCTTGCATCCACTCTTTGATAAATGAAAGCTTGGCGAGTTTGTAGTAATCTGGCGCGCCTTTTTCCAAAACTGAATCATCAAGAACATTCAGCTCCGCAATTTTAGCTAACAGACCTTCATTAACCCCCATGACTTTGCTTTCAAAGTCACGAGTTGAACCACCAGAGCCTCGATCTTTTTTAGGCTTGGTAGCAAGCGTTGGAGAGCTAATATCGTGATTACCAGTTCCCGGCATGAAGCCAGCTGGGGTAGCTGAAGTGTGGTTGTCTTTGTCAGTAGTTGCAGATGTTTTCTTCTGTTCGTCCGAAGTTAAGCCATAGTTCTTTTTGACATGCCCCATCGCTTTGTCGTATTGAACCTTAACTTCATAAGGCATACGTGGGGCTTTGACGTCAGTATGGCCATAACGAGCCCCAGATTGGCTGTACTCGTAAGCGTTAGCCCAGTTCTTGACGCTATCGGTAACTTTAACTCCCTTAACCGTATCGCCAACTTTTGCACCTTTAAGCAAATTCGCGTAACGCTTGGTTACTTCGGTTGAGATGTTATTAACCTTTTCTTGCTTTTCGCCTTCCGTAACTACATGAAGACGCTCTTGCTGCTCCTTAATCTGACGGCGCGTTTCTTGAATTTCAGCGCGGGCCTGTAATTGCTCACCTGTAAAGAACTCTTTAAAGGATAGCCAAGCGCCTTTAAGAGAGTTGATCATCAAATCCCAATTGGACACGATGTCATTGACAATATTTTGGATGTGGGTGTTAATTTCTGTTCCGCCCACTTTGAGCGAGCCGATCCACTTACCAATCGCCCAACCAAATTGCCCCGCCAAGATGAGCCAACCAGCCCAATTGACCACAGAACCCAATAGGCGAAGTGCGCCCCCAGCAAATACCTTAACTGAACCCAAGTGGCCAGATAGCTTGCCTGCAAATCCTTTTACGCCTGCATTGGCGCGTTCTGCGGATTTTTCAGCTGTTGTGCCGAAGGATGTAAATTCAGATGCGGCTTTTCCGACAGTATCTTTGGTTGCGTTGATTGAGGTTTTGGCCGCCCCTGATGCCGTCCCTAAGTTTTTCATTGAAGAAACAATGTTCCCCAAAGATTTAGGCATCAACCCCAACACACCCAATAACATTCGAATAGGCGAGAGCGTTGCCATAATAGTAACTTTGAGCAGGCCAAACCCTACCGTCATCAAAGAAAGCGTGGCTAGAGTTGGATTGTCCTTACCAAATTCACTGAATGAGCGAATGATGCTTGCAAAGAACTTAGGAACTTCGGCTAACTTAGCAAGAAGAGGCTCAAAGGTGACAGCAAAATCAGCCAAAGAAGCTTTTAGAATGTCCATGTTGGCATTCCAGTTCTCGGTTAGATTTTGCATCGCCTCAAGTTCGCCTTGAGATCCCATTGCTGTTTCAGCTGCGTGGTTTGAACGCTCCACAAAACTGCGGTTCATGGTCAACAACATACCGTCAATGGTTTTGTTGGACATGCCCGACTGTGCAAAGAAACGCTTAAATGCTGCGTTTTCAATGTCATCTTGTGTGCGCTGATCTACCAGCTGACCATTTGCACCGATCATTCGCCCTTCGGCGTTGTAGCTATGCTTAGGCGTATTTGCACCAAAGAACTTCTTGAACTGTGCGTCTTGCATCATGTAATCGAGCAATTGACCACGCAATCCAGCAAAGAACTTGATAGGGTCCTTCGACATTTCCTTGACGTCTTTGAAGCCAGCTGTTTTCACAGCTTTCATCATTGCGCCTTGAATTTCTCGCGAGTTCTGGAATTGTTGCGACGTACCATCGGCGAATGCGTCGTTCATAACGTCCGCACCAAGCAAATTGAGAGCCGCCGTGTTGGTTATTGGCTTGCCTGATGCATAAAGGCTCATCATTTTAAAGATGGTACCAACTGAGGAAACGCCACCACCGCCACCGTTTCCGCCGCCAGCTGTCTTAAACTGCTCCATTACTGCGGCGAGTCTAATCCACCCTTCAGAAGACATGGTTTGGCGCAAATCACCAATATTACGGGCCACCGTCTCAATGTCGGCCATCTTGATTTTGCCGCCTGAAGCAACGGCCATTCTGCGGGCAATATCAAATGACTTATTGACTTCGTTAGGGTCATCCATCACCTGCCTTGCTTCGGCAAAACCATATAGATTTTTTACGACGTCTGAATGTGTGCCGTTTTCATAACCCAAAGAACGCAAAAGATATGCATTTCGAGAAGCGCTCGATATGGTTTTGTCGATCGTTGGCTCTTTGTTGTAGCCAATTGCCGTCAGAGCATCGAGACGGGTTTGCATTGCTGCGGTTCTGGATAAGTATTTTTCAGTACTTGCCAAATCCCATGACTTCTCCTTGAAGCGATTAAACTCTTCAGGAGATAAGTTAAGCATGCGAACGCGATCTTCGACATCTTGATAACTCGCCGCTTCATGTACACCCGCAACGGTTGCCGCGCCAGCTCCAACAGCAGTTACCGCTGCGGCCGCTTCGGCATTCGCGCGGTTGATTTCAGCAGCTTCGCGGCGTCGACGCGCTAGTTCCGCTTGGTGGTTACGCTCCTTTAAGCGTTCAAGCCGATTTAAATCGCGCTCTTCTGCTTTGATCTTTAATTCAGCCGCTCTTTGTTCCTGTTTGGAGTTGGCGATCTGTTGTTTTGATTCACGATCTTTAAGGGCGGCCAATCCACGTTCGGCCTTTTCGACGTCCTTAATAGCACGAATGCGTTCGCGCTCTGTATCATTGCGTTTTTTGGCTAAGTCATTTTGTTCTTTTAAAACATCACGCTCTTGGCGTTCCAGACGCAAGCCATCATCAGTGATTTTGATTGCGTTTTTAAGCTCTTTGTTCCGCTCCCGCAACATGGAAACAGACTGTTCAATTGCGAGCTTGGTTTGGCGAAGGGTTGTTAATTGCTCTTCCGCAGCGTTTGCTTTGCCGGAATGGTTTTTATATGCCGCTAAACCGCGCTCAGTTGTCGCTGTGGCGAATTTATTAGCTTGGCTAGTGGCATTGCGCTTAACAGTCTCTAACTTGCGCTCTAGGGCTTCGTATTGCTTATAAAGCTGCTCGCGAGATTTTAAGGACTGTTGGTTTGCCTGCTCTTCCTCAGCGAGAATGCGGCGACGCTCAAGCCAACGTGTTTTTTCCTTTTCCGCCCCTTCGCCAGCATGTTTGATGCGAGACTTGCCTAGTCGCTCTTCGGTTTTACGAACGCGATCAAGTACGGGGTTTAGACCATCAATGGTATTGCCGTAATGGTCGGTGAGTTCTTTAAGGGAAGTGATGGCGCTTTTTTGCTGAGTAGCCGCACCTGTCAGCTTTTCAAGCTTGCGCGAAAGCAAGTCGACGTTCTTGGTAGTTTCGCCAACTTTCTTTTGAGCATCAGTAAATGTTTTGCTTGTGGTGCCTAGTGTTTTTTCAGCATCGCTAAAACGACGATTAAGCTCGACCATCCCCTGCTTTGTATCAGCAAGTTTTGAATCGAGCTTAGTTGACTGTTTACCGAGGTTGTCTAATTCCTTCTCAAGCGCGATTGCCTTTTTGGTGGCTTGCTCAATTGCGGAATCAAATTGCGATGCATCTAACGTGAGGCTGTTTTTAACTTCGCCGCCGCCGATCATGTGTGTTTAACCATCCTTATGTCATATTTCGGAGCGCTTCGAATCCAGCTTCGTCTCTTTCGGTGTTTAAAATTGGGTTGTTATCTCCCTTGATTACTTCGCCAACTTCCTTTCTAAGAGACTCCATTAGGTTCTCAATGCCCTCTTGAGTTGCGCCCATGCTTCCTGCCAGCGCAATTTTTAAGTGTCGGAGATCTCTTTGAGCCTCGATCCGTTCAACACTGTTGCTAAGCAACCAAAATGTTTTGATTGGCATAGCGAGTAGAGATTGATAGGTTTCTGAGTAAAAATGCATTACGCGACAAAACAGGAATCCAAAATCTAAAGATTCAAGCTTTGGCGCAGAGGCACTTACTTTCCCTCTTTGTCTGCCGCCTCATCAGCCTCTTCAGAGTCATTGTCTTGTCCGCTAACAAACGCAACAATTGCTTGAAGTTGAGGAAGTTGAAGCTTTTCGATTTCCTCAACAGGAACGTCTGGAAGGGCAGAGCTAACAACTTTGATGGCAAATTCAAGTTCACGAAGAGGGTCACGCGAAGCTGCAATTTCACGAGCATCTTTGACGAATTGAGTAAATTCCCCAACGCTCATGATTTTGAGTTCATGTTTTTTGCCAGCGATTTCGATAAATCGATCACTTTTAACTGAGATGTTTTCAATGTTTAATAATTTCATTTTTGCGCGTCTCGAATCTGAGAAAGCCCTGCGAATGACAGGGCTGTTAGGAGGTTGTTAAATCAGTCAGTAATGACTGATTTATAAATTAAGCCTTACCAGCTGCCGGATCACCAATAGAGAACAGTTTGCCGTTCTCGTCTGGATACGCGTTGAACTCAGTGTTAAACAAACGCTCATCTTCCAGCTTGTAGCCGAAATCCAATGCGCCAGCAGTTGCCGCACGTTTAACAACAAAGTCGTCAGATTTGTCGGTATCAGGCTTGCCAATTGGGTGCAATACCAATTCTTTTGCGAAGTCGAGCAAGTTGATACCAACGCCAGTAGGAACATCTACGCGTTTTTTAGCAGGGGTTTGAGCGTCAGTAACCAAAGTGGCACCAGGCATGATTTTTACCAAGTTTTCCAAAGTGGTTTCTGCGAGAGGGGCTTTTACAACTACGGTACGACCGAGAATGTATTCATTGATTGGTGTTTGGCCAAACTGGTCAACTTGAACCTTGTGGGTTTCAGTTGAGACAGTTACGTCAACGCCGCCTTTTGTAAAACCTAAGTCCACTCCATCGAACATGATTTTACAAACACCAAGCTTGACGTTTTTAACATCGCTTGCCATTGTCATCTCCTTTGCAAAGGCATATTCAGTCATCCATGACTGATTTTTGGCAATCTATCATAGAGGGGGTTATTTGTCCAGTTTCTTGATTTCTCTAAGAACTTGTGCGCGAATATCCTTCTGAATCTCTTTGGCGTGGTACATGAGCGCTCTATCCATGAAGCGCCCGCCGGCATGAACTCCATTTGCTAATCCCGCCGCCACTGATCGTTCCGAAGGCATGATTGACATGCGCACATTTCCCCAGCCCATGTGTTCGTGTATTAACCAAGCATATTCCCCCACAAAAGCTTCTTTTTTACCGCCGCTTGTAGGTTGGGACATGTTGACATACACCTCCCATCTGGATTGCCCTCGACTAAATTGCCCCAATTTATTTGTACCACCGCCAATTCGACGCACCTTAATTGAACGTCGAAGGTCGCCCTCGTCAATTGGTGTCATATTGATGGCGGTTTCTTTTACCTTGTAGGCACAGTCACGCAAGGTTGTTGCAGCTACTTTTTCGGGCACTTCTGAAAGAGCTTCCAGTCTTGCTCGCAGTCTTCCAAAATTTCCCTTTTTGAACATTTACTCTCCTTTAATTTCATAGCCACAAACGCTGTATTCTGCGGCGAGTTCAATTAAGTTCCCCGCAGACATTGGGTATGCGTTAGGTCGTGTTTTTGGTCGACAATAGTTGAAGTGGAAGTCTCCGACAGTTGTGTCATTGAGTGTGAGAACTTCACTCACCCTTTGCATCCTTTGCTCAGCCAGATCAAAGGAAGTATCTCGGACAATGACTACGAATCCTGTTTTGAAATATCCGGGAAGCTCGTAATCGATTTCCGTTCCGGGTAAATCATTTCTCAACAACACGCCTTTTGGGGCGGAAATTGGAATCATGTTGACAAAGATGGTCTGCCCCGTAATGCCAACCTGTTTAGTCTGAAGCAGCTTAGCTAGTGGTAGTAGATTCATTGTCGCTCCAATAACTGCAACCAACTTCAAAATGGTCTAGGCGACCACTGATTGCAAAACGTGGCTCTTTTGAAACAACGCGAAAATCATGGCTATGTAACTCAATTACACTGTCAATGTCCGCAGTTGTGTTGGGGCTCATCAAGAAGATTGCATCCGCTTGTTGCTCCCGTGCATTTCCTCGTGTTGCGGAAGAGTCGGCTCGCACAGAAGACTTTTCATTCTTGATGACGTAGCGAACGATTGCGCATTTTTCCCTTTTGCGCTTTCCCTCTTGTGGTTGGCCATAAACGCTGTAACCAGCAATCGAACGAACCACGCAAGTTTGATTAGGTCTGAACATTTCCCTCCCCTGAAAAATGATGAGTCATGATTTCCTCAACTAGCCGAGATGGGTCGCTCCACCCACGCCCATGCTTGTCGATCACGCGCAAGTCCAGTTGGCGCATTTTTCGCTGAATTAATTGCCCCTGTGCGCCATGCACATTCGAACCAAGCAGCTGAGCCGCCTTGTTTGAGTAGCCACCTGCAATTGATGCGTTTGCTTGACGAATTAATTGTGTGGTGACGTTGATAATTTTCGCCCGTGTCTCTTTGGACATAGGGTGTGAAGGATTAAGCAACTCCCCTACCGCACTAAGATATGTATATGAGGCGATCTGAACATTGATCTTCGCTCTTTCAATGTCTTGAGGGGTGGGCTTGGACTTATTGCCGCGAACAGTGAAGAAGGCGCCATTTAGCGCCATAACGAAAGTTTTGGTTAGCGCTCCTGCCTGAGCGATGTCAATGTCGTGTTTATTCATTAAGCCCGTCCAATTCGCTTATTTGTCGAAATGAACCCACTCAAATAACGCATGGTCAATTTAGAGACTACTAAATCTAATGGCATGCCTTTTTGATAGGTTTCATGAGTTTCGCCAATTGTTTGTGAGAGCAATCCTTGCTTCCGGCTCATCAATGTGGACTCTCCACCGCCCAAGATTGCATCTGCTTCGGCTACTTGAGCCTTTTTGAGCGCATCGACAAATCGAGCGTCCAAAGCTGAAAAATCTTTCGGGGAAAGAAGGTCGAGGTTATCAACTAAAGTAAAACCTAATTTACAAATGCGCTCGTAGGCCTCAATTAATGCGCTAATCTTCGAATCGAGACTCGCTTCATTCCATGCGCTCAATGCACTGATTGAAAGGGAGCTTAAAGTTGCCTGACTCATCGTTTGGAAGCTGTTAAGTCCGGCAATTAGAGGATCTCTCAATCGAATCGCATAAGCGAGGTTATGCGGTACGATGTTGCCGTCTTGTAGGGTTAGCTCAAATTCAACAACGCGCACTTCGCGAGTGCGAAAATTCAATTTGTTGTCAGTGGTGATGGCATTAATGTCCAGAGCGGCAATGGTGTTGATTTCTGAAGGGATTGTCAGCTCGCCAAGTGTTGTGTCGAATGACCGCATTTGAAGTAACTCTTTGGAGTCTTGGTCAACAACACGGTACTTTGCTTCGGTGACGGCGAGAGGGTTGCCGTCACTGTCGCTGAAATCAACATTTAGCTTAACTGGTGTGCCAACTAAGTAAATGTTCATTAGGCACCTGCAACTTCCAAGATGCGCTCAATCAACACCACAATCGAACCACCCTTTACGCCAACTTCGGTAGCTACAGCGCGAAGACCTGCTAACCCACCTTCTTCTGCAATGGCTTCAAGTTCTTCACGGGTGTATTTTTTGCTTTCAGGTGTAGGGAGTTTGGCATCGGGGTCAGTTGTAGCGACAATGCCAAGTTGTGCCACTTTATTTAGATGCTCTTCAGCTTTGATTGCATCATCAATTTGAGCCTCAACCATGCGTTGATCGTATTCAGAAGCTTCCTGTGAGTTTAATGCGCTCGTATTTGCGTTGGACACCAACAATTCAGCCGGGTTGGTGGATTGTCCATTTTCCCACTCGGCGCCAATTGTGCTGCCAATGCGTACCGCATGGACTGGCAATACATCCATAGCAGAAAGACCGTTTTCGAAATAAACGGCGCCCATATGCCCAGTGAAGTTTTCATAGCCCTTAGCTGTTAATCGTAGTTTCATCTGACTTCCTTGTCTTAGTAGATTTTTGAATGATAAGTTATTGGTGATCTTGCATCAATTGAAACACAACAAAAAAGGGACTAAATAGTCCCTTTTATTGTAAGTCAGTAGTGACTGATTTATTAGATGTTGGTAACACCTTTTAAACGCGCTAAAGACTTAGTTGATTTCAAGACTAAACCAACATACCACTTCAAACGGATACGGGTTGCGTCTTTGTTTTGTACAGTACCGATGTTTTCAACAACGATACCAGCAGGGCCACCGCCGTAGATGCCATGAAGGCCGTCTACTTCGTTTGCACGGATTGCGTAAATTGAACACGTTTTGGTATTAGTGCCCATCACTTCGTCAGCTGGTAAGAACTCGTTCATCACAATTGGCACACCGTTGTGTGTCAACATTGGACGACCAAAGTTTTCAACCATCTGCATAACAGCGTCAGTACCCGATGTTACACGGAGTAAGTTACGGTACGCGCGAATTGTACCGCGACGCATTACTAAACAGTCAGCTCCATGAGGAACCTTGTCGAGTAATTCATCTAACAACGCTAAAGTGATACCGCCACCATCTGGGCCGGCGCTAATTGTTTGCTCTTCAGTTACAAGTTTTGCGATACCGTCAAATTCTTTTGGATTAACAGAAGCATCACCAGTAGCTAAAGTTTTGTGGAATTTACGACCTACACCCTTCGCCTTTTGCGTCACTTGGATCGCCATTTGGTTGTTGGTGTCATCCATAGTGGAATCAAGGAATTTGTCAATGTCGACGTCGCCAGCCAAAATACGTAACTTGGCAGTGACTTCTTCGAACGTTGATGCAGACTCTTTGATTTCTTCGTTTGGATCTAAGAAATCAGCGTCAGCTAACGTTTTTTCACGGTTATAGACGTATGCTTTCCCTTTCACGCCTACAAATGGAAGAAACGCAAACATTTCGTCCTTATCGATAATTTCCTCGACCACACCCGAAACGAGTTGGTTATTACTAAGCTTCGCAGCTTCTTCACGTAATAGTGGCATTTAACTACTCCATTAGTTAATTTGCTCAATGAGATTGTCGGATTTACTAACTCTCTCTAGCCACCGATTGATCGAGAATCCTACTACAAAGGATTCAAAAGATCAATCAGTAATGACTGATTATTTTTGCTGAAATGCCCGAACTGTAAGGTTCGGGCATCATTTATGGGTTACTGATTAGCAAACAGCTCACTCAAGCCATTTGAAATTTTGGCAGTTGAAGACAATTTAGCTTCTGGTTTAGGCGCGCCTTGTTTTGGATTTGGCTGTGAACCAGCTCCTTGTTTTGATTTGGCTTTGATCATGTAATTTGCATCAGGGTCCATTGATACAATTTTTTCTAAAGCTTTATCAAAATTTACAGGGTTGCCATGACTATCGACGATCTTAGTTCGCTCTGCCGCGCCGCGAGGTTTGTCATAACCAACCACTTTGCCATCTTCAATTTCAAAGTGATTACCATATAACGCACGTAACTTAGTTGGCGTGTAAATTAAATCTTGTTTGATGTATTGAGATTGGTTGAATTGAGCGCCAACCGTCAGGTCATTGATCATTTGAGACTTCGAAGCATTGGCACCTTCAAGCTCTGCGATTTTTGCTTTTAGGGCATTTACTTCTTTAGCATGCTCTTCGGCCATACGCGCTTTCAGACGTTCAAAATCACCCTTCGCTTCAAGCTCTTTGGTTTCTTTTTCCTTCTGTTCGTTAATTGCCTTGCGAGCGATTTCAGGGTCGATGTCGATATATCGCGCCTTCAGTTCTTCAAGCTCCTGCTTCACTTTTTGAGCTTCGGCTTTTTTCTTCATTACTTCTTTGAGTAATTCAGCTTCTTTGTCAGTCGGCTTGTTTTTACTTTCATCGTCGGCTTCTGAGTCTTTTTTAGTAGGTTCGGTAGGCTCTTTTTTCTCGTCACCTTCCCCGCCTTCGCCGCCTGAGCCGCCTCCTAAATCAGAACCTTCACCATTGGCTTCTTGTCGAAGTAAGCCGCCATTCATTAAAAGTTGCATCCATAAAGGCATATCGATCTTCCTTGTGCTAGTCTCTTAGCTACAGTCGTTCCCTTGACTGTTACTTTGTTTGTTCGGTCACTTGGCCTTGACGATTATTCTTTGTCGCTTTGGCCGCTTTGTTTCCTTGAGGGTTTTTTGCTTTAGCAGCGGTCTTATCTTCCGCTCCGTCATCATTCTTTTTGATGCTGGTGCGGTTTTTAAGTTGGCCCGTGCTGGTTCCGTCTGTGATTTGTGACGCCAATTCAAGTGGGTCAACCGGCCAATCCTTCAGCTCTTTAAGCATCTTCTCTTTGAGTTCCTTAGCTAACTGAGGGAACAACTTATCAATCACAGCTTCCATTTGAGTACGTCTTACCGTGTCTGGCGCTTCGATCAACATTAGGCGTGCAGAAATATCAAATTCGTCATACAAGCCACGAGTATCGAAGTTGTCAGGGTATGAGACGTATGAGTCTTTATCGTCGATTCTTTCGCCGTTCCATTTGGCAACGAGTCGAACGATCTTGTTTTCGATTGTTTCAAGTGAATCAGCTTTCGCTGTAAGCAAGGCGTTTACACGTTCAAAGTCATAAGCTTTCGCTACGCCCGAACTGTTGTCGATACCTACCGCATTGTCCTGTTTTGTGCGCTCTCCTGCTAAACCGACAGTGTGATAAATTTCTCCAATGATCTTATTGATAGTGGTCATCAAAAGATCAGCCTGCTTTACGTCTGGCGATAGATAGAAAGGTTGAGATCCACCCTCTCCATCATAGAGGAACACTCGTTTAGTCCCCATTTCCAAGAGCTTGTCATGGCTCTCTTCACCCGGCATTAGGTTTTGGGCCGGCATCGCAAGTTGACTGAAGGTTTGGTCTTGAATGATTGCATCCAAGTTTGAAAGGTAATTGGCTGTAGCGCGGTCAAGATAAGCAATGTCATCAATAAGTGCCGGAGCTGAATATTGATCATCACCAATAATGTTATCCGCCAAAATAACAGGTACTTCGCCGAGATCATGATTGCTCGAATCAACCAAACTCACGGCAACTTTTTTACCTTTACCTTCTTTTACTTCATAAAGCGCCCAGTGCTGCTTCGTCCAAAGTCTGAAGCGATTTACCGGCTTTCCTGAAGAGTCAAATGGGTCTTCGTCGTCACGCCCGATTTCATGAATTAAAATCCAATTTAATTCGCCGTTTTCATCAAATGAGTAATCCAAGAGTCGTTGCGGCTCAACAATGTAACTGTAAGTGTGTAAGTTGGCTTCAACCTCATCTTGGCGAGAAACAATTTCCATGTCGGCGCGGCTTCTATCGACAACGATACCCACTCGCCCAAACAAAGAAGTTTTCTTACTAACTTGACGAACAAAATCATTGATCGTTAAGTTTCCTTTGGTTGCTGACTTCCAAAAATCAATAACACATTGAGGCGCATCTTTATCATTACGAGTGATAGCCTGCTTGAACAGGTACTTGTTAATTAAATCAACAACTTCACGCGTGTGATTGAAGCGATAAGCACGCTCAATTCGATTTTTGAACTCCTTGTCACCCTCTTTGATGTAGCGAAAAATATTGGAACTAAACCATTTGCGCCCGCCGTTGTATGTTTCCTCCATGAAGTTCCAGTGAGCAACTAACGCTTCGTACTTTGGATGCCGTCTCTCGATCAAAGTGCGTAAACGTGCTGGGTCACTGATAACGGAAGTGGCGTTTTGCTTCGCTTCTTCAGCTTGCAAATCAATTACTGCCGATTCTCCGTGTTTAAGATTCATCCTTTCCTCTTTATCAGTCAGTAGTGACTGACTGTTACCTTAAATTGAAATCCCACCAAAGTCGATTTTGCGTACTGGAAACTCAAGTTCGATTGCGTACCCTGCTGCGTCAGCACTATGTTCTACACCAGCCGACTTGTCGACGTCTCGAGAACCAGGCTTATAAATGGTTTGCTCGAAGGAGTTAATGAGATGTTTGCACTTCTCATCAATTCTCATTCGAATAGAGCCATCTGCTGACATTAGCATTCGGTTTACAGCGTTGACCCTATCAGCAATCATTGGATGCTTTTTGCGATACTTGATATTCTTGAAACCCATTTCTCTTAGGATGTCCAAGTCTGTCTCGCCTCGCGCATGCTGCCTTTGTCCGCCAGCTGGGTCGGGGTAAATAACAATCCGCGATCTGTGCTTCCAAAGTTTTTCATCTAAAGCTCTACACATGTCTTCAGTGTTTGAGCCAAACTGAACAACTTCATCAACCGCCCAAAGCTCACCGTTTTCTTGAGGTTGAAACAAAACGGCGCTCATTGGGTCAATGTTGAAGTCCATCCCAACCCAAATCGGCAAATTAGGGTTAATTTCGTATTTCCCTACATGCAGATTTCGGTCAAATGGATAGTAAACACGACCACTCATGGTTTCGAATGACGCTAAAAACTCCTGTTTGAAGGATTTTTCATCCATATCTGCTTTAGCGGCGGCTAATTCAGACAATGGAATGAATGGGGATGTAATCGTTGGAAACTGCCATGACTCCCATTGACCAGATCTAACTTTTTTAGGGTCTTGCCCTAATTTGTAGACGGTGTAGAGACAGTTGTAAGCTTTTGGCGTACCGATGAAGATGGCGTGACCGCCTGTATCTGCCAGCGTAGGACGTAACACTTTTGTCCAAGTGTCTTCGTCCATGTCTTGAAACTCATCGAGAACTAGAAAGTTGATACCGACACCACGTAGGGAGTCGGCTTTGTCAGCACCCTTCAGCTCAATTCGTGATTTATTAACCAATCGGATTGAAAGGTTTGACTCGTTGACCTTCGCAATCCAAGATTTAGGGATGGCGTCAAGCAGATCATTCCACATAATCTGCTTGGCCATCTTGTATGTTGGGGCAACATACCAGACCTTTTGCTTTGGAATGCGCGCTTTGGAAATCATCAAAATCTTTGAAAGTTGACTCTTACCCCAACGACGCCCCGCCACAACTACGCGGAAACGCGCCTTTGATTGGTACACCTGCATTTGTTTAGGATGCAGACTGAGTTTTTCTTTGATTCCCATTACTAACTTGATTTAACTTCCACTGTCTCCTGTACTGGTTCCGTCCCTTCAATTTCGAACTCGTTAAAATTACGCTCACGTAATTCCTCGATTTCGTCAGCCGTCAGCTCGGTAATCTCCAACGTAGCAAGCTCGTTGGTATCTACGGCATCTGGTCGGTCAAGACCCAATACAGACCATCGTTCCATGCGGGCTTTGGCAAGCGCTGTGATAGCAATATCTAACGCTTTAAGATTTGGAGCTGCGGTTGCGAGCGGCTGGTTATTCTTCTTTGCTGTAAGAACTTCCTGCCAAACCAGCTTTGCAATATTTTGAGATATTGCGTAATGCTCGTTCTTCGTCTCACGGATTCGCTGAGCATGTAACGACGCCTCTTCCGTTGCGGCTTGCTGAACTGCGTCGGCAATCTTTGCCCTGTGCTGCTCGGCATTTTGTCGGTACTTAACGCCTGCTTTTGCCATGTGCTGTTGAACGGCAGACTCCGATACGCCCAACTTCTTTGCAATTTCCTTGCGAGTCGCATCACCATTCGCCCAGAGTGCTTCTGCCTCCGCCCATTTCTTCAATGGAACGGATTTGCGTTGGTTGGTCATTCGCTTTCCAAGAAGTTGAAAAGGGGTGGCTCCTACTTCCTGTCTGAATCACCCCGTCGTTTTGGCTGAGGATACTTATAAATTTAAATTATGTCAATCAGTAGTGACTGAACTTTTAATTAATAAAAATAAGAAAGTGCATACCATAGCACACACGCTAGGGCTTCATTCTCGCTGTCAAACGGTCTAGTTACGCATTGTTCACCGCCAAAACAGAAGAGTGCAGCAAATTTATGTTCGATGTCTCTGGCTGGCTTGTGCGTCTTTTTAGCGCTATAAGGGACAGCTGGAACAATAAGGGGGTCGATTTTAAGTTTTTCTAGTTCAAGCTTTGTAATTTCAATATCTTCAGAGTATCTAGGGGCCTCAAAACATCCGGTGTCATCACATCGAATAGGCTTTCCATCAAAAAGCATTGTGTCGTGTCCGAGGAGCGAATCAATATCCGTATCTGTATCCGCTCCCGCCTCGTAATCGTAACCGATGATGAGGGCTTTGTGTTCATCTAGGGTCATTGGGAATCCTATTCTTAACCGCTATCAATTATTACTTAGTCAGTAACTAATGACTGAATATATTAATATAATGATGAGCGTAGGAACACCCAAGTCACCCAATTAAATTGCGGTTGAGTCATCTTCGACCAGTGCGGTTTTTAATCCAGTAGAACCGCTCGGCTTAGGCATGTACTGTTGCGCCATATATTCACCTGTTGGTGTAGCAATGTATGTGACATGTCTACGGCCACGGCGTTTTTCACTGCCTTTGGTGATGTACTTATGGTTTTTGATGAGCGACCGTATGGAAAACTGCAATGCCTGTTTCGTCGGCTTGTAGCTTAGCTCATTGAGAAGTTGATCTAGGTCTAAGTGAGTGCCGTCGGTATTCTTTTTAAATACCAGCAAGAGAATTTCAACTTGCTTCGGCGTCAAATTAACTGTCATAAGCAATGTCCTTTTCGCTTATTGCGTTGAGATTTAACGGCTCGTTAGGTAACTGGTTTTCAAACGCCATCAAAGGCAGACGGATTGGAAGTTTTGGTTTGGTTCCCGCTTCTTTTGCCGCTTTAACGTCGGGGTTTACGTACACGCCGTATAACGGCGAAGCAAACACTAGCTGTTGCGTGTTTTTTAAGAGCTTTTCAATCGAGAGTGAGTCGACTCGCTTCGTTCCATTCATGCGGTTGTCTCCTGATTTCTCCATCGAACTAAAGGAATAGTAAAACTTACGCATTTCGGCCACGCATTTTTCCCGAACTGGCGCGGGCATTTTTTCGATTTCCTGCATTACGCCAACAAAATCAGTCGGAATCGACTCGAACCAACGACGGAAAAATTGTAATCCGCGTTCATAATTGGTGGCTCGTTTTGGTGGGGCGAACTGAATGCCGGCTTTAGCGGCAAATGGGTTGAATTTTGACATCGAGCTTTGAAACTCAATTAACAAACAACCACTCATACGCATCATTAAATTTTGCGCACGATAAGCAATCCCAGCGCCGCGATACATGGTGTCTAAAACCAGTCGCGAGTTTGTGCAGGCGTTGTTATTTAACCATAGGGCGCGGTGTCGATTGATCAAACGTGAATCTTTACCGTTGGTATTGGGGCGCAAATGTTCAAACAGTTCATTTCTGCCTGATAGCAGCATTTTTGGAACCGTCATAACGCCGACGCCGATAGTTTGGCCATGCAAAACAACACGCCAATAACGCGGCCCGATGCCTAAAGTGTCCGCCTTGTAGTGGAGTTCATGCAGAAGCTCCCAATCCTCCTTTGTACCAGGCTCAATGTAGATTTCATTAAGCAGTGAAAGAAGGTGGTTAGTTGGAATCGGTTTTCGAACAATGAGGGCATCCTGATTGTCCATCAGAATTTCTTGCATATTTCATCCCTGAAAAGAAAGTGGCCCGTCTGGGCCACCGTTTTTAGAAGCCCCAGCTGTCCATTTGGGGAATGATGTTTGCTGGAGCGCCCATCAATCGCGACACTTCCTTGTCGGCTTCAAAAACAATCGTGACCGGCACCTGTCGAATACCCAATTCCATGAACTGGTCTTTGGTTTCATCTGACAGTTCCACCTGAATCACTTCAACGCCGCGCTTCTCTGCCTCTTCTAACAAGAGCGGCTTGTATCGTTTACACGGCCCGCATGTTGGGCTTGTGAAAACTTTGATGTAGCGTTTAGGCGCTGTTGTTTCTGCAGCTTCGGCAGTGTCTTGAACTTGAATTTGTTCTTCAGTTGTCACAGCCGTTGCTGTTTTAGTTGTGCGTGGTGGCATCGATTTCTCCTTAAATCGTTGATTTGTATTCATCATTTCGGTGGATTACGACCTTTTCACGGTATTTTTTGACGATCGTGACATTCGGCGCTAGGTCTTCCACCATATCGTCGTGAGTAGTCGCCACTAAAACGGTGGCCCCGACTTTTCGAGCGATTTTCTGAAGGTTGTAAGCGATAACTTTTGCTGTAGTTCGGTCGAGAACAGCTAAAAATTCATCTGCAACCCATACTTTGGCTTTGGATTCAATGAGTTTGGCTAAGCAAAAACGGTATCTTTGACCGTCAGACAGCTCATTTGGTTTGCGGATAAACAAATAGGCGTCGTTTAACCCGGCAATTGATAGAAGATTTAATGCCTCGTTCAGATCCTTACCGATCTGGTCAATCAAAGGCTTATCTTCAAACTCAATAGCATTAATATCTGACACAGAAAGGCCGTCAGCTGACATAGCTTTTGATAGTTCGCGTAAAATAGTGGACTTGCCACTACCTGATTGACCTGTAATGTAAACAATGTCGCCTTGATCAATTGGCAGATCCAAATTATCAAAGACAACAAAGGTTTTATCATCAAGGCCAAGACCAAACGCTTCAGCGACTTCCAGAACGCGTTCACTTCGATTCACTTCCGTGTCAAATTTTTTGTCTATTCTGTATACGGTCACTGTGCCACCTGATTTTTGATGTACTCAATGAATGCATCCGCCCCTTCTAGGCCTGTTTCGCCTTCTGCCACAGCCATAAACTGAGCGACAAATCGTTCATCCTTGCCTTTGATCTCTTTGAAGCCCAAAGCCTTATCGATCCGAACAGCTCGCGCGTCCGTTTCTTCGATCTTTTTGATGGTTTCTTCTGTTTGTTTGGCGATTTCACTGTCGAGATCCAAAACAATTGAATCCACATTCATTCCCGACAGGTCGGCAACTACGAAGTTGAGTTCCTTTTTGTCGAAAATGCCTTCCAAATCAAAGTTAAGGGTCTGAAGTTCTTTTTGGAGAAGGTCAGTGTCGATGTCACCAATGGCAACGCGGTTGTCGGCCAAGCGTGCCGCGCGAACTTGATGTTCATCAAGGTCAGATCGAACTAGAACTGGAACAACTTTCAAGCCAAGAAGCAAAGCCGCCTCGCGACGACCATGCCCCTTGATAATTACGCCTTCCTTGTCCACGACAATAGGTTGATCCCAACCAAATTCTTTAATTGACTGAGCGATTCGTTCAACTTGTGCTTTGTCGTGGATTTTTGCATTCAGTTCGTATGGCTTAACTTCATCAACATTCCATTGTTGAATAATTAATTCCATAGAGTGCTTATTCCTCTTCTTCGTCGGACTTGGTGTGAATGGCAATGCGCGTTTCGAGGATGTCTACGTAATCTGCCAGTACATCAAGTTGGTCTGCCATTTGGAACCACTCAACTTCAGTCACATCATCAGGCTTACCTTTCAACATAAAGGCGTGAAGTTTATCGCGACGCTCTACTTGTTGAGCTAATTCTTCATAAAGGCGATCCAAGAATGTTTTGCCGTCCTCTAAAGCTTGTTCATAGAGTTTTTGGCAAAGTAAGTAACCTTCTAACTTCCAAATTTGACGACGGGCATTTTCAAAAGCCGCCTGTTCGCCTAATTCTTGGACGAAATTATCTGGATGCGCACACGCAGACTCACCAACGATTTCAAAGCCATTTTTTAGCGTCAAAACACAAATTGTTAGCTTGCCCCCTAATACATGAAAGGCTTTTTTAACAATCTTTTCGTCGATTTGCTCTGGTGATAGGCGCGGCGCGGTACGTTGCAACTCCTGCAAACGCTGTTCAATTTCTTGTTCGTTCATTCTCAGTGTCCTTACTTGAGTACGATGTGGGCTAAAGCGTCCCCTGCGTTAATCATTGGGTCGTCATCGTCATATCCTTGTGACTTAATAACGGCCTGAATGCGATCAACTACTTTGTCCACTTGCTCCACAGGGACTTTGAAACGCATGATTTGGTGTGTTTGAACCGCCTTTCCTGAAGGCAATTCAATGTCTTCTTCTGGCAAATTGAGATCAGCTAGAGCATCTAGGGCTATAGTTGAATTAGAGAAAATCGTGTCGATGTCAGAAGAAGTGAAAGGCATGAACGTAGCGAGGTCTTCGGGAGTACCAATGTCCGCAAAGATTTCTGCCAATTTTAGTGCGTCGTCAGAACCGTACCGCCCGTTATCGAGCAGTCCAATTTCTTTTGCTTCAACGTCGCTGATTTTTCCAAGATTGAAAGCGGGCACCTTGTCCACTTTCATTTGTTTTGCGACTAGAGCGCGATGTTCCCCTCCGATAATTTGGAGAGTGCCATTGTTGAGTTGACGCACAACAATTGGCTTGAACATCCCACGACGCTCGATGGATGCCTTTAACTTAGCTTCATTTTCTGGCGACACGATGTTTGAGTTCCACGGGTTAGGCTGCAACTGTGCAGGGTCAACCCATATGAGTTCGTGTGTCATAATTACTAGAAGATCAGTCAGTACTGACTTATACTTTGCCATAAATATAAGTCTTTTGCAAAAGGAATAAATATGTCAGAGGTAGTTACGATTGCCGCCGACGCGGTAAATGCCGTGCTGAGTCAGCCCAGCACAAAAGTAAAACTAATCGTTCAAAAGGCGCTTTCGTACCAAGTTGACGGCGCTGAAACAATGGCTGTTTTTAAACAGCATAAGTGGGATGGCCGTTCGTCCTTCTTTGTGTATAAAAATTGCTCCTTCCCTGCCGGCTTTCTTCATTTCGTCGCTGCCAATCTTCGCCGTGAGGGGTACAAGGTCAATATTGTTCGCAAGCCCTTCCCTGCCCCTTTAGGCCCTGAGCGCCCACAGGTAGACGCTTTTGGTTATGACTCTAAATATGATTACCAACCAGAGGTTATGGACAGGTTGGTAAAACATGGCCAAATCATTGCTCAGATTGCTACAGGTGGCGGTAAGTCACGTATTGCCCGTCTTTGTTTCGCTCGTATTGCTCGCCCTACCCTCTTTCTCACCACGCGCTCAATCCTGATGTATCAAATGAAGGATGCGTTTGAGAAAGATATGGGCATTCCATGTTCTGTCTTTGGTGATGGGCAATTTGGCAACGTGAACGCTCAAGGTCAGACGACTATCAAAATGATGTCGGTTGGCACAGTACAGACATTCATGAGCAAGTTGGAAGTCACCACAATTCAGGAAGAGTTCAATGTTCTGTTCAATGCCGTGCAGGAGAAGTTCAAAAAAGAAATTGTGGCATTGAAGGGCAAGTTAGCGAAAGCCAAGAAAAGTACAGCTGAAATTACAGCTGCTACAAATGATCTGATTTCTAAACAGCAGGCATGGTTGAAGGCCAACAATCAAGACATGGCCAATAAGGCCAAAGCCAAATTTGGCGAAAAGAATATCGAGCGTCAAAAAACCATCAAGCTTCTTTCCATGTTCGAGTTCGTAATTTTGGAAGAGGCGCATGAAGCTTCAGGTAATTCTTACTACGAAATCTTGCGCTATTGTAAGAATGCTCATTACCGCTTGGCATTAACCGGTACGCCGTTTATGCGTGAGAGCGAAGAGTCGAACATGCGTCTAATGGCATGCTCTGGCCCGATCGCAATCAAAGTCACTGAGGAAATGCTAATTCAGCGCGGTGTACTTGCTAAGCCTTACTTCAAATATATTGAGCTTCGCAAAAAGCCAGATCACCTTCTCCGCACTACTGGTTGGCAATCGGCATATAGATTGGGTGTCACAGAAAATGAAGAACGCAATTTAGCTATTGTGAGTGAGATTATTCGAGCCAAAGCTTACGGTTTGACGTCGATGATTCTTGTGCAACATACATCGCATGGCGAGCATTTAAACGAGCTTTTAACGCAATATGGTTTACGTGCTGAGTTCATTAAGGGTGAAAACAATCAAGCTGAGCGCAAACTAGCGTTGAACAAGCTTGCCAGTGGTTCGGTTGATGCGCTAATTGGTACAACCATTTTGGATGTGGGAGTAGACGTTCCAGCTGTGGGTATGATTATTCTTGCGGGCGGCGGTAAGGCTGAAATTGCATTGCGTCAACGTATTGGTCGCGGTTTGCGTGCGAAGAAGATTGGTCCAAATGTGGCGTTCATTGTCGACTTTACAGACCATTGGAATACACATACCAAAAAACATGCTACGCAGCGACGCGAGATTGTTTTGCATACTAAAGGTTTCGGAGAGAACATTGTTAATGATTTCAATTTTGAACAATTAGGCTTCACCAGATTGTCTGCATAAGAAAGGTTGCCACTTTAATGAGTGGCAATTCTTTTTGTGACAAAGGTTTATGTATATAATTACTTGCGACAAGACAGTTTTTAGAGAAAGTTATGCCATCGTTTGATTCAAAGAAGTTCTATGACGAAAAGGGTTTGGTACGTAAGCCATTCACTGTGACGCAAGAAGCCTCAGAGATTATTGCTCGTTTCGCTGAGAAGTACCCTACCCTTACGCAAGGCGATATTGTCTCGGTTTTGGCAGGTTTTCTTGAAGATGATCGCATGAGCTATGTAGTTGAAGAGGCTTGTGCTAAATTCGCTGAAGCCAAACCACCAAAAATTCATGCGAGAGCTGGTGGGCGGCCAAAAAAGAAAACAGAAGATTCTTAATACTTTATAAGGTAAAAAATATGATGGTGTGGACTCCTACAATTGAAGCGCGTAAAAATTCTGAATAACGATATTGAGTATGCGGGAATCAGGCTTTCCGACAAGGATGTGGAAGTATAAGGACTCATTCTCCGGCAGCCAGTCCTGAAAATATAAGGACGTTATAGGAGGTCGGAGATTTAGGAAGGCTATGCATCCGGGGTTGAGCGAAATCTCTAGGACTTCGCTACTCTCTGTCAATTTAAAACTATGCGCTTGTTTGTATGTTCGATATATGTGCATAAGAGCGCGAGACACACATAAAATATAAACGTCATAGCAAAATACAGCTTTGCAAAACTCAATGACACTTCACCGCTAACTGTATAAAACACCATTACAGCAAGCATGATTAAAACGAACACATTTATGATAATAATTATTAATGTTTTCATAGCATCGCACCTTACAAGCTACTGACCGCTTATGCAGTCAGTAGTGACTGACTTTTAAATTAGCGTTTTTTCTCGATAGTGAATGTTTTAAACATTTCGACTATTAACGCGGTCACGTCTTCACTTGTAAAGCTGACCATACCGTGTTTTTCACCTTTCACAAGGTCGCATATATTGAACATTTGTAACATTGCTTTAGTTGAACATGTTTGAGTCGGTGCGGTATTCATGCCCGTACTATGATACTGTCTAACGCGTTTAACGTTCTCTAACCCGTCTTTGTTCTCTATAGCAGCACACAAGCAACGTTCAAGCTCAAAATGACGTAATTGTTTAAACTCGATTAAATTACGCAAAATAGAACGTGTGTACGGGTCAATCTTCATGCAGTTGTTTTGTGCAATTGCTTGCATGAGCTTGCGACACTTAACAATTGCTTTGCTTGCTAAATAACCGTCTTTACCTTTTATATCTTCACTGTAATTACCGATAATGTCAGCGAATGCTTTTAGCTCGATACCTTTAATTAAACATTGCTCTATAGTTGCTAAACCTGCATCAGTAGAGAAAAAGTTAATTTCACTTACTATGTCGCGTGATAACGGTTGATGCACCTTGCGTATCTCAAGGTTCGCAAGAATAGTCTTTTGTATGTTCTTAGCGCGTGCTTTGAAGTTTGTTTTAACTTCTTTTTTAGCAGTAGCAGCGTTTTCTATAGTTGTTTCAGCAGCTAAAAGATCAAGGTTTGCTTTAGTATTCATAGTAAAAATCTCACATCGGTTAAGTTGTTTTAGATACCGTCTAACTTTTTCGAGTAAGTTGTTTCGGTATGAGTACATATTAGCACAAAATTGACTTGTTACAAGTCAATTAT